CACAAACTACGTTTATGATCAACTTTCGTATTTTGAATCATGTGTTTTTACAGTCTCTTAAAAAGAATGTAATTTTTAATAATGGTTATACCATCCAGGATCTCTCATCACGTGTAGATCACGTAATGAATTTTCTGCCGAGTGATGGTATTTTAAACGCAACAACGGATATGACGGCTTTCGATAAATACCAAAATTCATTTACACAAGAAATAGAGAAGCAATTTTGGTTATTGTTGGGTGTTTGTGAAGAATTTGTTGAACATTATTATTCTTTCAGACATGATTATAAGATTGTTTGTGACATTGTCAGAGCGTTAGTTAAGTCTGCAAAAACGTCCGGTGAACCTGCTACATTAATTAATAACACATTATTATCGTTGTGTTTGATCTGTTGGTTATTCACCGGACAAGGTCCAATGATTATAATTGCTCAAGGTGATGATGGCTTTAGAAGACAAGCAAATCTAGTGTTTTTGCAGCAGCGTTATGATGAACTGATGTTACATGTACCTTTAAAAATAAAATGTCTGATTTCTGAAGAATCAGAATTTTGTGGGTATTCGATTTTTAAAGGTGCAATCGTTCCGTCGTTACCAAGAAGGTTAAATAAAATTCTTGGACAAAGATACAGAGATTATAAACATTTCTGTGAATATCAAACGGCTATTCGTGACTTCATTGATGATGTGAAGTTTTTAGATCCTTTTTTTGTCATTCTTAAAAATGCAGAAATGTGGAAAGTAACCTTCAACGAAATGCATTGCATTTATGATTGCATCGTTTCGTTTGGTCATATTAACAAAGAACAGTTTTTTAAAATGGCAAAATTGAAGGTAGAGGATTATGCAATCCTCAATTTGTACGGTAGATAATAATTGTTGAAAACTAACTCACAGTAATCAAAGGAGGGTAAGATTTATTATGACAAAAATTACACGCGAACAAATAAAACAACAATTAGAACAAGAAATTTGTCCTCAAACGAAAACAAAGTTAGAAGTTTTAACTGAAATTTTATATATTCAACAAGAATACTTTTTCGTAAACGAAAAAGCTGTCGGTTCACCTGATTTAGGAAGCAAAGCGCATCAATATTCGTTTTCGTATCTTTCTGGTTCCAGATTTGAGGTTAAAAACTTAACTTTAAGAAAAACTTTTCAGCTCTACTACTTTCCAAGGAATGCAATCGCAGACGTCAAAGTGTGTCATTTCAAAGCTGACTCAAATTAAATCTCGTTCTTATCAGTTTATAGACAAAGATAGTCTTCTTTGTTTCTTTTACAATATTCCGAACATCGATCCTTTCTTTCACGTTTTTCTTGAAGTTTTAGATTTAGCTCCGGATACAGCAGAAAATTTTTACGTAACAATAATTCCAAAGCACCAAGTCATTCTTATTTCATTTAACTTTCCGTCAAATAAAAGTTCAACCTTTACTTATTCAAAAATATCAAAATGGCTTACGGAGACACTTGGAATTCAAACGCTCAAATTGACGCCGAC